CTGCTATTGGTTCGACAAGTGGGTTTACACCTACGATCCGCGTCTTGTTGGTCAGAAGAACCCAGATGGCACGAACAAAAGCCCGTTCGTGCAGTTCAAGCTCTGGCCAAAACAGCGAGAGATCATCCTTTGGCTGAAGGATCGACTCGCCGCTGCTGAAGAAGGCCTGCTCGAAAAGAGCCGCGACACCGGCGCCACGTATCTGACTGCCGGCTTTGCGCTGCACGAGTGGCTGTTCTCGCCGGGCTTCAAGGCGACATTCGGCTCTCGCAAGGTCGATTACGTCGACAAGAAGGACAATCCGGACAGCATCTTCGCCAAGCTGCGCATCATGTTGCGGCGGCTGCCTGTCGAGATGCTGCCGGAGGGCTTCAACTGGTCGCAGCACGACAATTACATGCGCTTCGTCAACCCGGCGACCGGCGCGGTGATATCTGGCGAAGGCGGCGAGGACATGGGCCGCGGCGGCCGCTCGTCGCTCTACGTGGTCGACGAGGCCGCTTTCATTCCGAATGCTGAGACCGTCGAGAAGTCCCTTTCCGGCAACACCGACTGCGTGATCTGGGTTTCGTCGGTCAACGGCATGGGCAACCTGTTTGCCCGCAAGCGCCATTCGATCATGAAGCCGCATCAGATTGCGCGCCTTCACTGGCGTGATGATCCGCGCAAGACCGAGGAATGGGCGACTGCCAAGCAGGCGTCATTTTCCGACCCGACGACCTGGGCGGCTGAGTACGATATCGATTATTCGGCCTCGGTCGAGGGCATCTGTATTCCGGCCCTGTGGGTGGAAAGCGCGAAGCGGCTGAAAGCGCTGGAACCGCGCCTGATGCCGTCGAACTCCGGCATCGTCGGCCTCGACGTCGGCGCCGGAAAGGCGAAGTCGGTGGCGTTGCCCCGTAAGGGCGCCGTTGTGCTGCCGCCAGTGTCACGCGGCGATCCCGACACCACAGGCACCGCATGGTGGGGCCTCGAAGCCACGCTTGAAGCGCTGTGCGACACGCTGAATTTCGATGCTCCGGGCGTCGGCGCCGGCGTCTCTTCGACGCTCATGCATCGGAGCGACGACGAGGAGAAGGCAAAGCGGTACAAACATCTGACCGTGGCACCGATCAACACCGGCTTGCCTCCGACAAAGCGGGTGTGGCCAGACGGCCGTACTTCTGAAGAGATGTTCGGGAATGCCAAGGCTGAGGTGTGGTGGCTTTGCCGCACCGCCCTGCAGCGCACGCATGAGCACGTCCTGTGGTTGCTTGGTACCGGCGGTAAGGAGCATCCCGTTGTCGATCTCCTCGCGCTGCCTTCCGGTGACCGGGACAGCGACCAGCTCTGTCTTGAACTCTCGCTGGTGAAGTGGGGGCGCAACGAGAAGGGCAGGATCGTCATCGAGACCAAGCAAGAACTCAAGCGCCGCGGCATCAGCAGTCCAGACTATGCTGACGCCTTGATGCTGACCTATGCGGAACAGCGGATGTCTGACTGGGGCATCTTCGAACTCACCCGCATGCAGGCCGAAGAGGCGAAGCGCCAGCAGGAAGAGCAGCAGGCCAAACCTCAGCAGTCGCAATCGGTCGACGACGCCAAGGCCATTATGGGCCGCTAGCAGGAAAAACGCCCATATGCCCGACCTTGTCCAAGGCGCGGTGACGCGGTCACTCGCCCAGTTCAGCACGTCGATGAACGCGACCTTCCTGCCGTCTGGTGGCCTGTTTTCACCCGGGCTGCCCCCGATCCCGCCGAACCCCCAGCCTGTCCGCGCCTTCGACTTCCCGGCCGGCCTCAACCTTCAGTACACGCCACGCGCCTACGAGCCCTTCGGCTTTCCCGCGCTCCGGTCTTTCGCCAATGTCGAGCTCGTCCGCCTCGCCATCGAGACCAGGAAAGACCAGATCGACCGTCTCGACTGGCGCGTGAAGAAGATTGGCGCGAAAAGCGCCGATCTCAGCGACCCGCAGATCAAGGAGGCGATGCGCTTCCTCAGGAAGCCAGACGGCCACACCCATTTCGCGTCCTGGATGCGCATGCTGATCGAGGATCTTCTCGTCCTCGATGCACCGGCGATCGAACTCAGGCGCAACCGTGGTGGCAAGCTGATCGCGATCGATGTTGTCGATGGCGCGTCGATCAAGGTCCTCGTCGACCACAATGGCCGGCGTCCCGTTGCTCCGGAGCCCGCCTATCAGCAGGTCATCAAGGGCAACATCTGGAACACCCTGTCGACCCTCGATCTCCTCTACGCGCCGCGAAACGTGCGATCCAACCATCTCTATGGTTTCGGGCCCGTCGAGCAGATCATCGTCACCATCAACACGTTGCTGCAGCGCCAGGCCGCGCAGCTCGCCTACTTCACCTCGGGTACGATCCCGGCCGGCCTCATCAACGCGCCAGAGGGATGGACGCCCCAGCAGATCCGTGACTTCCAGGACTGGATGGATGCACGTCTGGCCGGCAATACCCAGGAGCGCGCCAAGCTTCTGTGGGGACCGTCGAACGCGAAATACACCGCCTTCAAGGAATCACCCCTCAAGGATGAATTCGACGAGTGGCTGGCTCGTGTCGTCGCCTTTTGTTTCTCGCTGCCGCCGACACCGTTCGTGAAGCAGATGAACCGCGCCACGGCTGAAGCCGATCAGCAGCGCGCCCTGCAGGAAGGTCTTTCCCCGCTCCTCGCCTGGGCGAAACGGGTCATGGACGACATCATCCAGGAGGTCATGGGGTTCACAGGCCTGGAATTCGACTGGGAAGTACCGGCCGATACCGATCCTGAGACCCAGGCCAAGATTGACGACATCGATCTCAGGAACGGCACCCGCTGCCTGAATGAAGTCAGGGATCATCGTGGCCTCGATCCCTATTCTGATCCGCTCGCCAGCCAGCCCATGGCGCTGACCGTGAACGGATACGTGCCGCTTAGCGCCTACCAGGACGGCCGCGACGACAAGGCGACGGCGGCGCAGGCTGCGGCGCAGAACAACGACGACACGCAAGACGATAAGTCCAAGGACGGCAAGTAGCGTCAGATCTAGCAGTCGCCGTCAACCCAAAGAGAGACGAAAGCGATGGCAACCATGCGTTTGATGCCCCCATCCGGCAACTTCAACAATCCGATCAACGTCAACGGCCGGATCTACAGTTGCGCGGCCAATGCGACGCTGGACGTCCCGGATTTCGATGCCGCCATACTGCAGGCCAATGGCTGGACCGTCACCGCGGCAGGCGGCTCCGGGGTGACGACGGCGCGGCCGGCAAAGCCAACGATCAATATGCAATTCCACGACACCACGCTCGGCAAGATCGTCATCTGGGACGGCAAGAACTGGCGCGATTACAGCTCCGGTGCGGCCGTCTGACCAAACGAAGGAATATCCCAATGAAGGTTTTTGCCGCGATCACCAAGGTCGAGGATAACGCCGACGGCACCATCACCGTAGAAGGTATCGCGTCCACGGAATCGACCGATACCGATGGCGAGGTCGTAAAAGCCGCCGCGATCGAAGCCGCGCTTCCGGAATTCATGCGCTACGGCACCGGCAACATGCGCGAGATGCACCAGCCCCTGGCTGCCGGCACCATCGACAAGGCAGACGTCATCGACGGCATGACCCACATCACCGGCACCGTCGTTGATCCCGTCGCCATCACCAAGGTGAAGGCCGGCGTCTACAAGGGGTTTTCCATTGGCGGCAAGGTCACCTCGCGTGACGACCTCAACAAGAAGCACGTCACCGGCGTGAAGCTGGTCGAGATCTCGCTCGTCGATCGTCCCGCCAATCCCGATGCTGTCATCTCGATGTGGAAATCGGAGGATCTGGAAGACCAGGGCGCCGGCGAGGACAAGCCGTCCGAGACCATCGTGAAGGTGGAAAATGCACCAGCCCCGGCGATCATCACCAACAAGAGCAGCGATTTCGAACAGGTCTGGCGCTCCAACCGCGACCAGTCGATCCACCTGAAGAAGGCCGACCTCGTCGCACACCACAAGGCGCTGGATGACGCTGCAGCACTGCAGTCCGTGGCGGGACCGGCGCTTGAGAAGCTCGGCGCCATCGAGGCCTCGCTGTCGGGCAAGCCGGCCGAGGATGCAGGCAAGACGGCGACGGACGATGTCGAAAAGCGCACGTTCACTGCCGAAGAGCGCAAGGACGCCGCTGCCAGCGGTGCCGCGATGAAGGACGGCTCCTATCCGATCGAGAACACCAGCGACCTCGAGAACGCGATCCGCGCCTTCGGCCGCGCGAAAAACAAGCCGGCGGCGAAGCGGCATATCATCCGCCGCGCCAAGGCTCTGGGTGCCACCGACAAGCTGCCTGCTGACTGGCGCGGTTCCACCAAGAAGGCCGAGGACGCCGGCGATCTCAAGAAGGGCGTCAACCTCTACGACCTCTCCGAAATGCTGATGTTGCTGTCGAGCCTGCAGCGTACCGAACAGAGCTTCGAGAACGACGACATCTGGGGCAGCAAGATCGATGTTCCGGCGGAACTGAAGACGCGGTTCGGCAGTCTGCTCGTGGAGTTCGCCGACATTGTCGCCGACGCGCTCGAGATCCTGCTTGGCGCCATCACCGAAGAGGAAGCCGACGAGGCGCTGGAACGCGCCGCCAACCCAGGCGATCTTCGCAAGGTTGCCGACACCGCCGGCGCGGATGATCTCTCCAAGGTCAGCGCCGATCGCGACATGTTCAAGGCCGCGTTCGAGACCGTCAGCACCAGGCTCGAAACCATAGCGCCGCAGGTCGCCGACATGGCGAAGCGGCTCAAGGAGCTCGAGGATCAGCCGTTGCCGCCCAAAACTGTCGGCGCACACGCTGTTTCCAAGGAATTCGACGCGGCCGGCATCAACGCCGAACCGGTCATCACCAAAGCCGAAGCGCAAAAGTTTCTGGATGAGATGAAACCGGAGGATCGAGCCATCGCGCTCATCAAGATCTCTCACGGGAATCCGATCCAGATGGGGCCGCGCGGCTAAACCCACCCTCACCATCAATCTTTATCGCCATGCGCACTGCGCTGGCGAAGTGGAAGGATTACCCAAATGGATCCCAAGGAAGCCGGGTCTGTCGAAGACCTGATCAAGTCGGCGCGTGCCAATCCCTCCGAGGACATCGCTCGCCGCATCATGCAGGAGGCCGGTGGCGGCCAGAGCGTCGACGTCATGTCGGCCGTGCTCAAGGCGGCTGGCGTCTCCGACGACATCATCCAGAAGACGATTTCGACCTCGACCGGTCTTGTCGCCTATGACCTCCAGGCCCCGGCGAAGAACCTCTATCCGGTGGCAACCCCGATCCGCAACCGCTTGCCCCGCGTCGGCGGTGGCACTGGTACGGCTACGAACTGGCGTCAGGTCAACGCGATCATCGGTTCCGGCTACGACGCCATGCCATGGGTGCCGGAAGGCCAGCGTTCCGGCCAGATGAGCTACTCGACCTCGAACAAGTCGGCGAGCTATTCGACGATCGGCGAGGAAGACGCGATCACCTACGAAGCCATCAACGCGGCACGCGGCTTCGAGGACGCGCAGGCCCGTATGACCATGCGTCTTCTCCAGAAGACCATGCTCAAGGAAGAGTTCGCCCTGATGGGCGGCAACAACTCCTTGCAGCTGGGCACGCCGACCGCTCCGACGCTGTCGGCCGCCGGTTCCGGCGCCACCCTGCCGGCGCTGACGTACTCCGTCATCGCGGTGGCTCTCACCCTTGAGGGTTACGCCAACTCGTCCAAGGTTGCGGGCTCGCTCTCGATCCCGACCACGAAGACGATCACTGGCGCCGACGGCAAGACCTTCGTGCTGAACGGTGGCTCCTCCAACAAGTCGAGCAACACCACCCAGGCGGTCACGCTTGGTCAGACGCTTTCCGCCACGGTGCCAGCAGTTGTCGGTGCTGTCGCCTATGCGTGGTTCGTCGGTGCGGCCGCTTCCGAAACGCTGCAGGCGATCACCACCATCAACAGCGCGACCTTCTCGGCTCCGCTGGCCGGTGGCGCCCAGGCGATCTCGACCGTTACCGCGGACTCATCGACCAACTCGCTGGCCTTCGATGGTCTGCTCACCGCCGGCTTGAAGCCGTCCAACGGTGCGCAGGTCACCACGATGCCAACGGGTACCGCTGGCACCGGCACGGCTCTGACCGCTTCTGGCAAGGGCTCGGTCAACGAGATCGATGTGCTTCTGCAGAACATGTGGAACGCCTACCAGGTCAGCCCGTCCGTGATCTATGTGAACTCGCAAGAGCTCAAGAACATCACGACGAAGTGCCTGTCGGGTTCGTCTGCGCCTCTCCTGCAGTATTTCGCCGATCCCAAGCAGGGCGAATACCGCCTGTCCGCCGGTGGCACGATCGATTTCTACTTCAACCCGTTCATGCTGGACGGCGGCATGAAGATCCCGATCAAGATCCATCCGAATCTGCCCGCAGGCACCATCCTCGGCTGGGCGGAAAACCTGCCTCTGCAGTACCAGTCGAACGAGGTTCCCAACGTCGCCGAAGTGAAGACGCGCGCGGACTACTACCAGATCGACTGGCCGATCGTGACCCGCCAGCGCCAGGTCGGCGTCTACGCCGAAGAGGTTCTGGCCATCTATGCCCCCTTCGCGATCGGCATCGTGAACAACATCGCCAACGGCTGATCGGTCAGACGGCTGCGATATCGAGGCCGCGGACCTTCCTGCGGCCTCATCTCTCCACCCTGTGAGGAAGAAGATCATGAAGAAGCTGAAGGCTCCCGCCGGTGCTGATGGCGCCAATGTCGGGACGAAGCTGTTTCCGCTCGACGCGGACGGCAACGTGACGGTTCCTGACGAAGATGTTCAGACGCTTGTCGGTGTCGGCGGCTTCGAAATTGTTGACGATACCCCTGACGCGCCGGAAGGGCATACCGTCATGCAATCGCTGTCGGGTGCGCAGTCATGCTCCTTCGGCGACAACAGCTACACCACTGATGAAAAGGGCTTCGTAACGGTTCCCACTTCCATGGTCGGCGATCTCTTGAGCCATGGCTTTGTCCTGGCGCCTCAGGCTGATGCCAAGGTGACGGAAGACCAGCCCGCTCCGGCCCCGGTTGATCTCACTCCGCCAGCCCCGGCAGCGGACCCGGCGGCGCCCGTCGCCGAACCGGCGGCCACCGAAGCCAAGGGCAGCGAGTAAGTGAATGCCGTTGGGCCCGAACGATCTCGTTACGATTGCGCAGGCCTATGCATGGCTTGGCATCCCGTCGGGCACCGACGACGTCAATCTGCAGCTCGCCGTCAGCGCATATTCCCAGCTCATCACGGATTTCTGCAGCCGCCCTTTTGTGCTCACCACCTTCAACGAGGTCTATGACGGCCGCGACATGCCGCGCCTGATACTGCGGAACTATCCGGTCACGCAGGTGACATCGCTGACCATTTTCGGCATCCCCCAACTGGCCGCGACTTCGGCCTATGGGCCGGGGTACGTCTTTAACGGCCGGATCGTAGATCTCCTCGGCGGCGACGTTTTCACACGCGGCCAGCAGAACGTCGCGATCACCTACCAGGCCGGCTTTGCCTCGATCCCGTTCGATGTGCAGATGGCTTGTCTGGACTGGTTGAAATCGAGCTACATGGCCAGGACGCGCGATCTTACACTTATCTCCCAGCGCGCCGGGGACACCGAAGAGAAGTTCGAGCCGGGCGGCGCGATCACCAAGCTCGGCAGTTCCGTAGTCCCGATGCCGGCGACGGTCTATGCGACGCTGAGCCAGTATCTCGATTTCGTGCCGGCCTGACCATGAGCTTCATGTATCCGCGCACCATCGCGGTGACGCGACCAAGCGCGCCGGTCGGCGTCGGCTACACCGGCAACTATAGCGGCGAGTTGAAATCGACAGAGACGGCAGTGGTTTCGGGCATCCCGGCCAACGTCCAGGCAAAGACAACGATGGGCAGGATCGTTTCCGGTGCTCTGCCATCCGCCGCTCCGGGCCCGATAGTATGGCGCATCTTTATCGCTCGCGGTCTTGTCGCCGATGGCGTCATCAAGGATCGCGACATCATCACCGATGACCTCGGCCGCCGCTTCCAGGTCGAGGCCGCCTATAGCAATTCGATGGGCTGGAACATCGCCGCCATCGCTCTTGAGACACGCTGATGGCCGACCTTTCAGATGTCGAGAAGGCGATAGCGGCGATCGTAGCCGCCGCACTTTACCCGAACGGGACATCGCAGCCCTCGGCGGTCGGTGTCACCTGTACAGTGGAACGCGGCTGGCCGATCGCGGCAGACGCCAGCGTCGCCGGCAGCCTCGACAACGTCCTGTCGGCCGGAAACCTGCTGGTCACCGTCTTTCCGATGCCGGGCATGGAGCGCAATACGACACGCTTCCCGACCGACATCAACACGCTGAACATCCCGGCGCCGACGATCACGGCGACGGTTGCCGGCCAGAACATCACCTTCGCCGGGACGGTGTCCATCGCGCAGAACATTGGCATCACGCTGGGCGACTTCCCGCCGACCCAGAAGACCTATGTCTACGCGGCGGCGACGAGTGATACCCCGGCGACAATAGCGGCCGGACTGGCCGCCGTTCTGGCGGCCGCAGGCATCGCGGCGACCTCGAGCGGTGCCACGCTGACACTGCCCGCCACGGCCATCGGCGCGCCTATCGTTGGCGTCGTCGGCACTACATGGCAGGAACTGAAGCGGCAGGAACGGGCGATCGCAGTGATGCTGTGGTGCCCGAACCCGACGTTGCGGGACCTCGCGTCTCCGATCGTCGATGTCGCCCTGGTGCAGAACGAACATCTCGCGCTCTCCGACGGGAGCAGCGCCCGCATGTCCTACCAGCGCACCCTGGTTTTCGATGACCGCCAGACAGTCGGCTACTACCGGCGCGACCTAATCTACATGGTCGAATACCCGACCGTCGTCCTCGGAACGGCGGCACAGATCATCTCGACCAACGACACTCTCACCCTGACACACTGAGGAAAACGTTGCCATGAAGGCTTTGATAGTGACGGAACCCTTCGCCAACTACGCGAAGGGCGACCAGATCACCGCGCCCGACAAGATCACGGCCGCTGAGGCGAGCAATCCGCATTCCGTCGTCGCGGTCGAGCTCTCGGAGCTACCCATTATTGCCCACCAGATTTTTGAACTTCTTTCGGGACGCGTGAAGGCGACGGATTTTCCAACCACTGCGGCTACCTCACCCAACGAACCATCCGCCACGTAGCTTCCGCGCTCATCTTCTTACCTCCCTCCTCCCATAGAAGGGCATCCTGATGCCGATCTTTCCAGCCGGGGCGCTGAACACCACAGCGCTCACGAACCCAGACGTCTACGTCCAGATCATCCCGCCGCAGTTCCTCATCAACGGTGTGCCGTCGAACATCCTGGCGCTCGTAGGGTCCGCGATCTGGGGACCGGTCAACCAGCCGCAGCTAGCCGGGAACCTCGGCCAGGTCGGGCAACTGTTCGGCCCTTATCAGAATCGCCCCTACGACATGGGCACCTATGCGGCGATCGCGTTCCAGCAGGGCGCCACTGCGGTGCTTTGCTCGCGTGTCACCGATGGCACCGATACGGCGGCAAGCGTCCTCGTCCAGACCAACAGCATCACGTTCACGTCGAAATACACCGGATCGTTCGGCAATCAGATCCAGGCTTCGGTCGGCCCGGGTTCCGCAGCATCGAGCTACCAGGCGAAGATCGCGGCGCCCGGTCTCGCCCCGGAAATCTTCGACAACGTGACGCCCGGCGTCGCCTCGCTCACCGTTTCACCCGGCACCGGCTACACCTCGGTTCCAGCGCTTTCGATCGCGGCGCCGACCGGCGTGAACCCTGTCCAAGCGACAGCAGCCGCTTCGCTGCTCGCCATTTCCGGCACACTCGGCGCCGCCGGCTCGGGCTATGCCGCGAACGACACCATCAACCTTTCGAATGGTGTCGTCATCAAGGTCCTCACGGTCTCAACCGGTGCGATCGCCACCTTCAGCGTCCTGAATGGCGGTTCCCTCGCCTCCGGCAGCACGCCGGCGAACCCGGTCGCGCAGGTTTCGACGTCAGGCTCTGGCACCGGCGGCACCTTCAACCTCACCTGGGGCTTGGGCCCGGCAACGATCATCAACGGCGGCTCCGGCTACATCGCAACGCCAGCAGCCACGCTTACGGGCGGCGGTGCTGGCTCGGGCGGCTCCTATACGGCTGTTCCCGCCGTGTGGCCCAACATGGCCAACGCCATCAACAACGGCAATGCGCAGCGCGGTCCCTCCCAGATCATCGTTGCGTCGGCCGGCGTTGGCGTCCCGATGCCCACGACCGCCACATACACACTCGCGGGCGGTACCGATGGTGCCAACGCGATCAACACTTCGATAATGCTGGGCCAGGACACGCTGCCCCGCACCGGTATGTACGCGCTGCGCGGCAAAGGTGCCTCAGTGGGGGTGCTCTGCGACCTCACCGACCCCACGAGCTGGGCGACGCAAGTCAGCTTCGGCCTCGGCGAAGGCGTCTACATGGTGACCTCGACGGCATCGGGGGACGCACCGTCGACCGCGGCAACCACCAAATCCACCGCCGGCATCGATTCCTATGCCATGAAGATCATGCTCGGCGACTGGGTGTACTGGAACGACACCTTGAACGGGATTCCGCAGCGTCTCGTCTCGCCGGCGGCCTTTGCGGCCGGTCTGCTCTCCGCGCTGGCGCCGCAGAATTCCAGCCTGAACAAGCCTCTCAATGCCGTTGTCGGTACTCAGAAGTCGAGGACCGGCGTTCCCTACACCTCAGCCGACATCCAGACGCTGGCGGTGGCAGGCATCGATGTCATCTGCAATCCGGTTCCTGGAGGCGCCTATTTCGGTTGTCGTACCGGCCGCAACGCGTCGTCGAACGCCGTCATCCACGGCGACAACTACACCAGGATGACCAACTACATCGCGACAACGCTGAATGCCGCGATGGGCATCTATGTCGGCAAGCTGAACTCCCAGCAGACGCAACGCCAGGCCAAGGTCTCACTGGACGCCTTCTGCCAGGCGATGGCGGATCAGGGCCAAATCGGCTCCTCGGACGGGTCTCTGCCCTATTCGAACGAAATCGATGCCGCCAACAACCCGCAGAACCGTGTCGCGCTCGGCTACCTGCAGGCCAACACGCAGATCAAGTACCTGTCCATCGTCGAGTATTTCCTGATCAACCTGGAAGCCGGCCAATCCGTCCAGATCAATCGCGTCGGCACACAGTTGCAGGTCTGACGCCACCCAACTCCGCCATCAAGGGCGCCTGCGGGCGCCTTTCCTTTCAAGGGATGACCTCACATGCCCGTGAACACCGGTTTCGGTACGCTCAATATCGGCAAGGATGTCGTGCTCGATATCATCGGCCCGAACGGCCAGACGATATCGGTCAACATCACCAATGGCTTCACCGCCAAGCAGGATGCCAAGGCCCTCGACTCGAAAGGTCTGGACGGCATCAACCGCGTTGCCTCGATCCCCGACACCTGGTCTGGCGACATCTCCCTCGATCGTTCCGGCAGCGGCGTCGACGATCTCATCGCCGCGATCGAGGCGCAATACTTCAACACCGGTGTCCTGAACAACTACCGCATTACGCAGACCATCCAGGAGCCCGGCGGCATTATCAGCCAGTATCGGTTCGATGGCGTCGCGATCTCGCTCCCCGATGCCGGCGACTGGAAGGGTGACGCTTTCGTGAAACAGAAGATCGCCTGGAAGGCCTCCAAGCGCCTGAAGATGCAGTAAGATGGCAAAGCTCACAGTCAACGCCTCGACGCCGTCCGAAAGGATCGTCGAAGAGGCAAACCGCACCTATTCGGTCAATGACGCTCGCGGCAGGGCAATCGAATTCTGTCGCCCGGACACGAGCCGACAGCGCCGCTTGCTCAAAGCGATTTCGAATGATTCCGCCAACAAGCAGCAGCTCTTCGGCATGTACCTGGTTGCGGTGTCCGTGGTCTCGATCGATGGTGACGCGGTCAGTTTCCCCACCAACGAGCTTCAGGTCGACGCGCTGGTGGATCGCATCGGAGATGAGGGCTTCGCTGCCCTCACACGGGCGATCCCCGCCGAACTTGGCCTCCAAACGCAGGAGGGCCTCCGCGAGGCTGCGGGGGAATAGCGTCCGACCCGGACTTCAGAATGTCGATGTTCCTGGTCAAGAACAATGTTCCGTTCGACGTCGCATTCAGTCTCGGGCCGGCGGAAAAGATTGCCTATTGCGTCGCCATGGGCGAGATCGAGGGCAATAGCTTCGACTGGGAAACGATGAGCTGGCGGAAGAAGTGAGATGAACGAATTCACGCTCGGCTCCATGGCAGCATTCCTCACCGATCTGGCCGTGGCGATGCCAATGGCCGAGGAAGCCGCCCTGAAAAAGGCGGCAGCTCTGGTCGAGGAAGAGGCCAAAGCCGAAATCGGCGACTATCAAGGTGCAGCTGGTCCGTTTGCCGCATGGCCGTCCTTGGCGGACGCAACCATCGCCCGTAAGGCGAATGGTGATACCCCTCTGCTCGAGACCGGCGAGATGCGCGACAGCATCGGCACGGTGATCTCGGGCCATGAGGCGCATGTAGGCTCGGATGACGATAAGGCCGTCTGGCAGGAACTCGGCACCTCGCGCGGCATCCCGCCAAGGTCATTCCTGGGCGGAGCCGCTGTAAGAAAATCGCCGGAGGTAAAAGACGTCATCGCGCAGACGATGCACGGGTTCCTGATAAAGAAGGAGGCACCGTCGCTCGTGAACGGGGCGCGGGAGACGATCGCGCTCGACTAGCGGCCAAGCGGCCAGATCATCATGCAGATCACCAGCGTGGCGATGAGAATGACGGCTGAAAACGCCAGCCAGAAGCTGAAGAACAGCGCCGAAAGTGCGGCTTTGTAAGGCCAAGGTTCGGGGCCGCGCATTTGGCGAATGTACCACCGGCTTATGGTCCAGCGTTTCGGCGGATCATGCTCGATTGTTCTCTGCTCAACGCGCTCCCAGCCTGATGAAGGCCTGTTGAACGTTTCCGGCCGCCAGCGGCCCGACCGCGGATAATCCCATTCTTGCCGCATAGGCGCCCCCGCGAAAACCTGCATGCATAGTGAAGCTTTTCTGCCCGAAAGTCGAGGTTGACCGTGGACGTTTGGAAAATCGGCGTTGCGATCAGCCTTACCAACGGCATGTCGCCGGTGCTGGCCGTTATCGCCAAGGACCTACTTGGCATCAAGGGCCAGGTCGGAGATGTCGAGCAGGCGTTTTCATCGTGGAAGCCAGCCTTGGCCGGTGCTGCTGCCATTCTCGCCGGCGGTTTAATGCTTGACGGCATGAGCAAACTCGCCGACCACGGCGCCGACGTCAATCATCAGCTTGAACTGATGAAGACCGCCGGCATGCAGAACTCTGAAATCCAGAGCGCTCTCGCACAGGCGATGAAGACGTCGGGCGACGTCCAGACCACGGTCCTTTCAGAAAACCTCGCCCATATCCGAGAGCTGCGTTACGCCTTCGGCGAAACAGCGACCGCCATGAAGGATCTCGATCTCATCTCAAAGTCCAATGCCGTCCTGAATGCGGTAAAGGGCGGCGGGGTGGATCAGGTCTGGGAATTGGTGAAGGCCCTGGAGGGTAAAGGCCTCACCTATGATCCCGGGCAATTCGCGTCATACGTCGACACGATGACGAAAGTTGTCGAAGCGACAGGCGGCAAGGTGACGCCTCAAAGCTTCATGTCGGCGTTCAAATACGGTCGTACCGCGACGCTGGGCTGGGATGAAGGCTTCGTCGGCGGCGCGCTGCCGCGCCTGATCCAGTCGATGTCGTCTGGAAGCGGAAGTGGCGGCGGTTCGGGCGGTCCGGGCAACGCCCTGATGTCTGCCTTCGCCAAGGTCGTTCAGGGGCAGATGTCCAAGACGGCGGCGGAAGAGTTCGCCAATATGGGTCTCGCGCCCGGTGGCATCAGCCATATCAAGGGCAGTGCGCAGACACAGATCACTGGCGGTATCGCCGGCCACGACCTCTTCATGGCGAACCCCTATGAGTGGACGCA